CAGGCAATCGTCCCGCTGACGATGCCCTTGGAAACGCAATAGGCATAGACCAGATCGGCAATGTCATCCCCGCGCGTCTTGCCCGGCGCCGCATTGGCCCCAAGAACGGCGGCAAATTCCTCGCCCTGAATGATCACTTCGATCAGGCCGCAATCGGTCCCGTCCACCAGCCAGCGAAGGTTGGCGACGATGCGCCCCGCGTCCATGTCGGCAAAAGCGTTCGCCAGCACATACTGGACCTGCTTTTCGGTGACGATAGGCATAGGGCTACCTTTCAGGCGTTGCCGTCTGTCAGAGTGAAGCTGTTCACGGTGAACTGCTGGCCCGCGGTGAAGCTGGTCGAATCCACGATCATGTCGGTGCCGGAAGTCCCGACCGACCCCTGAATGTGGCAAGTCGTCACCGTGCTATCCATGACCTCGAAATGCGCCGCCGTGCCGGTCGCGTCCGCGCTTGCGTCCTGCCACGTTCCCGAAAGCGACTTTGTTCCGCCCGATGCCGCCGCCATCCAGTCCGAAGGCAGTGAAAGCGTTGCCAGAACGGTTCCGGTTCGCGCCGCCGCGCAGTTGGCCGGTTGTGCGCCGGTCCTGATCCGCAAAACCGCGCTGGCGCCGGTCGTCGATTCGATGGTGTCCAGGCGGGCATTGCGAACCGCTGTGGAGAGTTGAACGGTCATGCTGCATCCTCGTAAATGTCACGCATTTCAGTGATGAATCCATTTTCGTCGCGGATCGGCACCTTGCGCTTGGGGCGGCTCAATTCGCGCATTGCTTCGGCAATCTGCTGGAATGCCGCGATCTGTGCCTGTTCCTTGCTGTCAGCCTTCTCGGCTTCCGCCTGCTTGCGCTGGTTCTCGCCTGTCGCATCGCCAACGCGCATCTTTACTTCATGTTCAAGCAGGGCCTTCTGCTCGGCATTGCGCGCCTCGAACTGCGCCTTCTTGTCGGCCAGATCAGCCTCGATCCCCGCTTTGTAGAGCGCGATTTCCTTGTCAGCCTCAGCCTTGATCCGGGCGGCTTCCACATCGGCCTGCGCCGCAATCTGGGCCTTTTCGATCTCAATCTGGCCCTCAAGCTGCGCCTGCTGCTGCACCATAGCCATTTGCGCCTGCGCCTGCGCGGCTGCGGCCTGTGCCGGGTCTGGCCCGCCTTCCTCGCCTTTCAGAATTTCCAGCAAGCGGTCCTTGTCCCTGAGCGAACTGGCCTGCGTTACAAATTCGACAATCTGCATCGCCTTGGCCGGGTCCGCCATGACCGGGGCCAGCGAAGGCAGCATCTTGACAATCGTGTCGAACTGTTCGGCCTGTGCCGTCGGTGTATCGACGCCCTCGTCAATGATGATATCAACGTCGATCTCGGCCACCGCGTTTTCGACGCCTGCGGACTGCTGGGCAATGGGAAGCTGCGCCAGCGCCTGCAAATAGGCTACCTTCTCCGGGTCCGCCTTGGCCGCATTGGCCTTGCTGATCCCCATCTTCTGCGCTTCGGCCTGCAATACCGTGATCGGCTGGTTGATGCCGACAAAACGCAGGTTGCGTTCGTCGTCGGTGACCCTGATCCAGCGCGGGCCGGTCCAGTGCTGCTGGATGCAGGCCCAGATTTGCCGGTAAGTGGCCAGGGAAAGCGTCTTGATGCAATCGAGATACGAAGCAAGCTCGGTCATGCCGCCTTGCTGCTGGGCCAGCATCGCCCGCCCGGACAAATCGGCGCTCGCCTTGCCCTGCAGCGCCATGTTCGGGCCCAGCAGGTCAATCTCCGCCTTGGCTTCCTGCAACAGTGCCAGATTACCCGAAGCCATGTCCGCGTTCTGGAATATCTCGACGTCGCCGCTTTCGCCGATGAACACCCCGGTCGGGCTGGACATCTGCTTTTGCACTTCGCGCGGATCGTTCGCCACGTTCGGCGAAACCCGGATGCGTTGCTGTGTCACCAGGTGCAGCGCCTTCGATGACCGCTTGTTGATTTCGTCCTGCGGGCCGATCATCGTGCGCACTTCGCCGTAACGGTTGCCGTCGCGGTCAACGTAAAGGCTCACCGCCTTGATCGGGCATGTGGGGTTCTTTTCCTCGTCCAGATACGGGCTAGGCTCCGGCTCGGTGACAAACCCGCCCTTGGTAAAGATGGCGAATTTCCAGCCCTCGGCATCGCGCCAGTAGTGCTCGCACAGCCTTACCCGGCGGCGCTTGGCATCGGCCCACATGCGCCACTTGGGCGTATCGTCATAGGTGTTGCTGGTTCCGGCATTGGCAACGGTCGATTCCAGAACGTCCCTGGCATCGGGAAACTTGGCCGTCGCGTCGGCAACGTCCATCCACACCACTTCGCCCATGAACGAAGCATCGGCAAAGTCGAAGGCCACCGAATGCGGATCGTAATACAGCCGATCCCACGGCAGGCGCTTGACATCGGGGTCAACGCCTTCCTTCACCTGCTTCATGCCGACCTTGACCGCGCAGGTGCCTTCAATCGCCAGATCCTGCGCGCATTGCGAACGCAGATCGTCCCAGCGGGCCTTGTCGCAGATATAGCGCAGCGCATCGGTTGCAGCCCGTGCCGCGTCCTCATCGTCCGGGTTGCGCGGGAAAGCCTTGGGGTCCTTGCGGGTCTGCTTTTCCAGCCCCTTCATCGCATTGACCTTGCGCTTGATCCGGTTCTTGATGATAATCGGCTGCCCGCGCTTCTTCAGCTCGTTTTCTTCTTCCTCGGTTAGCTGCTTTTCATCGAAATAGTCGCGGTCGCGCTCGGCCAGCTTGCGCGCGTCCTGCGTCATTTCCTCGGCGGATTCGAACTGCTGCACAAGCAGGGTCAGGCTATCTTCCAATTGATCTCGCCTCCTTCCCGCTTCTTGTTCCACCGGTCGCGCGGTGCTTTGTTCTCGACCGCCCGCATGATCGCGGGGTGCGCCTGGTCTATCGCCCGGCCAATCAGGCTGGCCGTGTCAACGTCATCGTCATGCTTGCCTGCCGGGAAAACAAGGAATTCGCTCAGGTCCGCGCCTGGCTCGAAATATACCCGGCCTGTTGCAGCCATTGCCTGGAAAGAACGAGCGCGAGTGGGCTTGTCGTGCATCGAAGGTAGCCATTCAAGGCGGCAATAGACATTGCGTTCCCTCATCCTTCGCCTAAGCATCGGTTCAACCGCCTTTTGGATAACGCCGCCTTCGCCAAACCACGCCAGCGGCTTGTATTTGGCTATCAGGTCCAATTTGCGCTCGATCCATTCATCGCTGGCTGTCTGCCCGCTCCAGCCATCGACACGATATACGTCCCCGCTCGCGTCGATCCCCCAGACGCGGTGGACCGTATAGTCGCCGCCGCCGTCCGTTACCGCGTAATCGCTGCTCCCATAGTAGCGCAGGGACGGTAATCTGCCGAATGTCTTGAACCATTCCCGCTTGAAGAACGTGCCTTCGTCGGGCTGCGGCTTCTGCTGATACAGCGCGGACCACTCGCGCGGCCCAATCGTTGCCTTGATCCGGTCAAGCGTCTGGCGGTCATACCATTCCGGCCAGAGTGCGCCGCCTTGTTCGTCTATCGCGGGAAGCTCCAGCACTTCCCATTGACCCGCGTCCTGTTCGAGCAAGCGCCCGGCCAGATCGTCCTCATGCCAGCGAGTCTGCACCAATACTATGGCGCCGCCCGGCATAAGCCGCGTGTAAAGCGTGGAACGATACCAATCCCAAACCACCTCGCGGCGGCGCTCGCTGTCCGCTTCCTCCCGGTCCTTGAAGGGGTCGTCGATCAGCGCAATGTGCGCCCCGCGCCCAGTTACCGCCGTGCCCACGCCAGCCGCGACATAAGCGCCGCCCCGGTTCGTATTCATCCGGTTCGCCGCCTGGCTGTCAGGCGCAAGGCTTACATCGGGGAATACCTGCCGAAATTCAGGCTCGGCCACGATGTTGCGCACATTGCGGCCAAAGTCATTGGCCAGGTCGCTGTTGTACGACGCGGCGATAATCTGCCGCTGTGGATCACGACCCAGGCACCATGCCGGAAAGCGCTTCGATGCCAGCTCGCTCTTCCCATGACGCGGCGGCATGAATATCATCAGGCGGTCAATCTCGCCGCGCTCAACCGCCTCGAGTCGATCGGCAATCAGCGCATGGTGGCGTGCGCGCTGGTAAAGCGGGTTAGTGTATTCAGTGAACCGCAGTAGCGACCGGCTCGCCAGTGTCGCCCGCACCTCGTTCAGACTTGGCAAGGATTGCCTCAAGCTGCTCAAGGTCGGCTGTGTCAAGGTTTCCAAGTTCATGCCTGTGCGTCACCGTGCTGTCGCTCTTGACCGTCAACTTGTCCGAATAGCGCTTATCCCATTTCGCCAGCAGCTTCAGATCCGTCTCGATAATCAGCTTGTCGCGCTGCACGTCGCCAGTGCTTTCACCAACCCCGCGCGCAGTGTGGCGCAAACGAGCCGCAATCGCATCGTGGCCAGCGTCCCGCGCGCGCGCGAAGTCGGCGGCAAACTGAGCGTCAACTGCCTTCCAATCGCTAACCGTTCTTGTTGCTGGCATTTCATCGTCGCGGCATATGTCGGCGAGTGGTTCGCCTATTGTGAGCCGGTCAATGATGGCTTGCTTCGCCTCTGGCGTTGCGGTTGTCTGCCTTCCGCGTGGGCGCTTCATGGCTTCGCCCTATGCCTTGGCTTCATCGGGAATGGGCGTTGGCTTCCAGTTCGGCGTCCCTACGTAACTGAACGGGGTATCGCCAAATTCAGCCTGGGCCAGTTCGCGGGTGAAGCCTTCTTCGCCTGGCTTGGCGGTCAGACCATCATCGAACTCTTTGTCGCCGTCATCGGCGCGCCATAGTGCCATTGTTCTGGTTCCTAGCTGTATGCGATGGTGAGGCCGACAACATCGCCTGATGCGAGCGCGGTTGCATCCGCGTCCGCTGCGGCGCCTGTCAGTGCGTATGCAATGCCGGTGCTGAAATAGAGTCCGCCGCTTGGGATCGAAAGCCCGAAGGCCGCGTTGTTCGGGGGCAGGGCATAGGTGGCAACCGGGGTGTCGGTGCCTACCGTGGGGGCGCTCGCCTTGTTATACAGTTTGAGATATTTGAGGCTCGCCGTGGTATTGGTTGCGGTGATATGGTGAACGTCGCCTGCGCTGGCCTTGGCAGATGTTGCGTTGGTTGTCGCGGAGCTTGATACGATGCGACTGGTTGCGTTGGGCTTCTTGTTCCGGTCCCAAGAGGCGCCGTTTAACGTATATCCGCCG